TAATATCTTTCATTTCATTAATGAAATTAAATATGTTAATTACTGGGGGTACAGGTATGGTAGGACAAGCTATCAAAAAGCTTGAAAATAAGATACCATGTAAATGTTATTTTATTGGTTCAAAAGAATGTGATTTAACTGATTATAATCAAAGTAAAGAATTATTTGAAAAAATAAAACCAACTTATGTAATTCATTTAGCAGCATGTGTAGGTGGACTTTATAAAAATATGAATAACAAGGTTGAAATGTTTGAAAGGAATTTATTAATTAATACAAATGTACTTAAGTGCTGTTATGAATATAATGTTAAAAAATGCGTATGTTGTCTATCAACCTGTATATTTCCAGATAAAATAACGTATCCAATAGATGAAACAATGCTTCATAATGGTCCTCCACATAATTCAAACGATGCTTATGCTTACGCAAAAAGAATGCTTGAGAAACATTGCCAATTCTATAATGATAATTTTAATACTAATTTTGTATGCATTATTCCTACAAATATTTATGGACCTTATGACAATTATAATCTAGAAGATTCACATGTTATACCTGGGTTGATTCATAAATGCTATTTAGCTAAATTATCAAATGAAAAGTTTGTTATAAGAGGAACAGGTAAACCATTAAGACAATTTATATATAGTAATGATTTAGCAAAATTGATTTTATGGGTCACAAGTTCATATGAAAAAAAAGATAGCATTATTTTATCGGTTGATGAAAAGGATGAAATATCAATTAAAGATGTTGCAACAATTATTGCAAAAGTGTATGATTATGAAGAACATATGATATTTGACCCAACATATAGTGATGGTCAATACAAAAAAACAGCTTCAAATAAAAAATTAATAGAAAATGTTGGTGAATTTGATTTTACACCAATAAATGCTGGTATACATGAAACAATTCAATGGTTTGTAGAGAACTATAATTTTTGCAGAAAATAATTAAAGAATAATTAACAATATAATTATGAATTTACATGAAGAATACTTTAATTTAACCGAAAAATACACAAATAAATATGGTAATAAGACAGTTCTTTTAATGCAAGTAGGTGCTTTTTATGAAGTATATGGTTTATTAACAGAAGATAGAAAAGATTGCAGAAGTAAAATATATGATATTGGTGAATTATGTGATATTGCTATTGTTGAAAAAAAACAGTGTATTGGTGATTTACAATTACTTATGTGTGGGTTTCGTGATTATTCATTAGAAAAATATGTTAAAAAAATACAAAATGATGGATATACTATTGTTGTATATAGTCAAAAAGGAACTGGGAAAAATGTAGAACGAGAATTAACGAATATTTATAGTCCAGGTTCATATATATCAACTGATAATGATAATATATCAAATTATACAACTTGCATTTGGGTTGAAAATATAAAAAATAAAATATATTTTGGTATTTCAAATATAGATGTTTATACTGGAAAAGTCTCTATTTTTGAATATAATGAAACAAATCTAAAATCACCGACTATTTATGATGAATTAGAAAGAATGATGTCTATTTATATTCCAAATGAAATAATAGTAATTTTTAATATTGAAAAAAATGAAATTAAAAACATTCTTTCTTACTTAAATTTATTGAATTCTTGTGTTCATTATATAAATCTTAATGAAAATAATATAAATACAGAAAAGGCAGAAAAATGTCAAAAACAAAATTATCAAAAAGAATTAATAAATAAATATTATAAGATACATGATTATAACATTTTTATTGAAGAAATAAGAATGTATGAATTTGCTTTTCAAAGTTTATGCTTTTTATTAGATTTTGTCAACTCGCATAATAATCTATTAACGCAAAATATTAAAGAACCTATTATTGAAAATAACAGTGAACATATTTTATTAGCAAATCATACTTTAAAGCAATTAAATATATTAAATAATCAACAATGCAAAGGAACATATTCATCAATTCTTAGCTTTTTAAATAAATGCATTACACCAATGGGAAAGAGGGAATTTAAATATAATCTATTAAATCCAATTCATAATATAAAAAAGTTAAATTATAGTTATGAGTGCACTGAATATTTTTTAAATAATTCAATAATGACCGAATTTTTAGTAGAAAACTTAAAATATATAAAGGACATAGAAAAAATGAATAGATTGATTTATTTAAAAACCATAAATCCGTATCAGTTGTATAACTTTTATACTTATATTGAATATTGTGAAAAAATAATAAATTATATAAAAATAAATAATCAACCTATTTTTTCATTTCTCTCTACTTTTAATTTTTCAAACATTATAGAAAATATTAAACAATTCAATGAACATATGAAAACAACATTCAATATAAATTTTTTATCAAAACCAAATTTTTGTGACAACGAGAGAAATGTTATTTTTAATAAAAATATTTATCCAGATTTGGATGAATTATTAACTTCTCTCAACTTTAATTATAGCAAACTATATGCTTATAAAGATTATTTTACAACCTTAATAAATACTCATGAAAAAAAGGAAAAAAGTGATGTAATAAAAGTACATGCAACAGAGAAAACAAATTTATCATTATTAACAACAAAAAAAAGAGGTAGTGTAATAGTAGATAAATTAAAAAGTTTTAAAGGTAAGACACAAAAATACAGAGATTTTGACTTAGATTTAACAATACAATTACAAAGTCCAACAAATACAGGTGTTTCAATAGTAAATGACGATATAAAAAAAATATGCTATGAAATTCATAATCAAAATAATAAAATAAATGCATGTGTTGAAAAGTATTTTACTATGTTTATAGAAGATATGGTTTCATATCAAGAGGTATTTGATAATGTAGTTAAAATAATAGTATTTATGGATTGTTATACATGCAAAGCAAAAATAGCAAATAAGTTTAATTATTGTAGACCAGAAATAAATTATAATGAAAATTCATATGTTAAAGCAGAAAATATAAGACACTGTCTGATTGAACAAATACAACAAGATGAAATATACGTTTGCAATGATATTAATTTAGACGAAAATAATAAAGGTATGTTGCTATATGGTACAAATGCTGTAGGTAAAACAAGTTTAATACGTTCATTAGGCATTTGTATAATAATGGCTCAAAGTGGTTTATATGTACCATGTAGTAGTTTTGTATTTTCTCCATATAAAAAAATATTTTCAAGAATATTAAATAATGATAATTTATTTAAAGGTTTATCTACCTTTGCTGTAGAAATGAGTGAATTAAGAGTAATTTTAAATAATTGTGATAATAATACTTTAATTTTAGGAGATGAATTGTGTAGTGGAACAGAAATAGATTCAGCAATAAGTATATTTTTAGCAGGATTAAAAAAGATATATGAAAATAATTCAACCTTTATTTTTGCTACTCATTTACATCAAATAACAGAATACGATGAAATTGTAAATATGGATAAAATAAATATACAGCATTTAAGTGTAATTTATGATAAACAAACAGATAGCTTATTATATGATAGAAAATTAAAAGATGGACCAGGTAATAATATGTATGGATTAGAAGTTTGCAAATCAATGCATTTACCTATTGATTTTTTAGATGAAGCTTATTTAATAAGGGAAAAATATAGTGGAACAAATAATTTATTATTGTCAAAAGAATCAAATTATAATAAGAAAACAATATTAGGTTTGTGTGAAATATGTAAAAAAAATAATGCTTGTGAAACACATCATATGCAATATCAAAAAGAAGCAGTAAATAAAAAAATAGGGAATTTTAATATGAATCATAATGCAAATTTAATGGCTATATGTGAATTTTGCCATGATAAAATACATCGTGAAAATGTTGTATTGGAAAGAAGAAAAACAACAAATGGATATAAATTTGTTGAAATTAAATAATTGCTTAAATAATTGCTTAATAAATTTAAATGATTTAAAATTTTTATAATTATTTAAATATGAAAATAAGTGATAATTTGTTTGAAGAATATTTAAATAATTACAATAAAATAAATTTTCATCCAGAATTAAATAATGTAAAAAAAAATATAAAAAAAATGGATTTTTTTCCAAATTTAATTTTATATGGTCCTTCCGGTTCTGGTAAATATACTCAAGCATTATCTATAATTAGTGAAACATTTAATAATGATTTAAAATATGAGAAAAAAATGTGGATAAAAAATCAAAAAGAAGAATATTTTATAAAGATAAGTGATGTACATTACGAAGTAGATATGTATTTATTGGGTTGTAATGCAAAACAGTTATGGAGTGATATATTTATACAAATAAAGGATTCCATTGAAACATCACAAAATAAATTTGGAATTATTTTATGTAAAAATTTTCATAATATTAATAATGAATTATTAGAAATATTTTACAGTTATATACAAAATAATAATTTCGGTTGTACAATCAAATATATTTTAATTACAGAACATATTAGCTTTATATTTAAAAATATATTAGATTCATCAATTACAATTGGTGTTGAAAAAATACAAGGTAAATATTTAAAAAATTTAAATAAAAAATCAAAATCAAAGGAAATTAATAATTTAAAAAATGTAATAGTAAATATTCCACAAATAAATAAGATAGAAATAATAACAAGTAAATTATATGATATTTTGAAAGAAGATAAAATCAATTATTTAGAATTACGTGATAATATATATGATTTATTTATATATGATATACCAATATGTGAATGTATTTTAGAATTACTAAAAAAAGTAAAAGTAAATCTAAATAATGAAGAAGTAGAAAAAATATTATTATCTTTAATAAGTTTTTTTAAATTTTATAACAACAATTATAGACCAATTACTCATGTTGAAAATTATTTATTAAAAATATCAAAATTAATTAAAGACAATTAATATTATTTATTATGAATGATGCATTAAAAATGTTTGAAATAAGTAATATAAGTGAAGTAGATTTAAAACAACTAAAGAAAAAATATATGAAAAAGGCTATACAATTGCATCCAGATAAAGGAGGTTCAAATGAAGAATTTATAACTTTGCAAAATAACTATGAAATGTTAAAAACTTTAGTAGAAGAAAATGAGATTAATGATTTTGATAAATTATGCAATACATTTATTAAATTTATGACATGTGAAAAAGAAGAAAATAAAAAAGTTCTTCATAATAATTTACTTGATTTATTTAATAATATTTCAAATGATTGGTACAATAAATTAGATAGTCAATATAAAATAATTTTAAAGATGTTATATGAAAAATATAATAAGATTACAAGTGATAAAAAAATAATTAATTTATTTGTATCTTTTGAAGATGTATATAATGATAATATATATAAGTTATATTATGACAATAATTTATTTTTAGTACCATTATGGTGTAAAGAATGTAGTTTTGATTATAATAATATAGAAATTCATGTTAAAATATTTATAGACCTTCCTGAAAATGTTTCTATAGATGAGAATAATAATATATGCATATTTAAAAATTATAATTTACTTGAAATAGTAAGAAAACCTATTCTAGAAATAAATATTTCATCTATTAATATTCCTATAAGAAGGGATAGTATTTTACTAAAAGAAAATCAATTAATTGAATTTAAAAATAGAGGATTACTTTATCCAAACCAACCTATAAATGATGATAAATTAATAAAAAGTACAATTTACGTAAAGATAAATTTAAATCTTAATGTTTAGTATTTGATAAAATATACAACAATAAAAATAAAAAACAAGTAAATATTTTTTTATTTTTAAACTATTAATTTTTTTATAATACTTTTTTATTTTTGTTTTATTTTTGTTTTATTTTTGTTTTATTTTTGTTTTATTTTTGTTTTATTTTTGTTTTATTTT